GATGATATATATAAAGAAATTCAGATCATTCGCTAAAACGAATAATCCAAATGGTATTGATATTAAAACCCCGTAAACTATTCGCACGATCCAATCTTTCTTGAATATTTTGAGCAGTTTCGAGTTTTCTCCATATCCCATAATAAGAATCGGCGCTAACAATAAGAAGATTAGGTTCTTTAGTTTGCTTCCCTTGCTATCCTTGATGTCGTTATATATAGAATAAATGACTGTTAAAATTGGCACACCGAATCGTCGTGTCGGCTTGTGAACTTGCCCGCCTATCATTCCAAATGCCATAACTGTTAGTATAAATATTAAATCCATTAGCTTGCTATTAGTGTTATTTTTGAAATATATCCCCACTCTGAAGCAGACTCATTATAGCATTGCACCACACCATCGTATTGTGTTCCGTCAGACAACCCAGAAACGTCTATGTTAGAAAAAACCCTGTCCGTTGGAGTGTCACCACCAGATTGTGGCACAGTATATATCGAGCTTTGCCCACCTATATCAACTTTAATTTTTCCTTCCTTGCCCGTATCGCCCGCCCTTCCCCAAACTCTTGCATATGGAGTGATAGTATTTATCCCTGCAATCTTCAAAAACTCGAAAGTTAAAACTGTCACAGGAGTTGTTCCTTGCCCACCTCTATAAGTATGAGCAGGTGTATCTGCTGTTTCCCCTGTAAAAGATGCTACATCTGTAAAAATACTTCCATCTATATTATTGGTATCAACACCTTCCCAATGATATATTAGATTGCTTAAAGACGTTCCTTGAGCATCCCAACTCGAACCATTATATATATACATTGTGTTCTCGTCGGTCTTATAAAAGAAATCTCCGTCTTGTGGTGTTGGTGATACAGGGAAAGATGATCCGTTTCGCATTGCACCGTTGTCGGCTAAAGATTGAGCAAGCCTTGTTTTTAAATCTGTCCTCGAACCTGCCACATCTGCGCCAAGTTCTGTCTGCGTTGCCACAATAGCGTTTTGCACATCGTTCATATGATCTGCATCAACGAAATCTTCTTTGTTTGTTTTTGTTGTAAATGTGTCTAATGTTGCAGGATAAGTTGATGCCATGTTAAACCCCTTGATTTGCTAATTGGTCGATCTTATATTCTAACTGTCCTATTGTTTCCGCTATGTCTGGTCTAAGCTGTCCTAGACTCAAATCGCATTGCAATACGCCTTGAGGATTTATTTTATACCTTATGCGGTTGATCTGATATGAGATTAAACCAGAATATAAAAACTTTCTATATTGCCTTTCGTTATAAGTAAATAATCTTGGTCTGATCTGCAATGTTCCCATAGGTGTTGTTACTTCAAATCTCTGCGTGTCCAATACTGTAACCCTTGCCCGCCTAACAACATCCCCGAACTCTGAAAATAAGGCTGTTGCGAATTGATCCGCAACCGCATCTGTTACAATAGCGGAGTTTTGAATTGTTGCATCTCGTCTATTAAACTTTAGCTGTGAATTAAGATCGTTGACTGTTTTTGTATATGGTGATCCAGATACGTCACCACCAATAACAATCGCCCTGTTGACGATCTCTTTTGATGTGTTGTCACCAGAGAAAGAAAGAATCTTTTTGCCAAACGGATATATAAAACCAACCGCATCTGATCGTTCTTTAAAAAAGAACTTCCGATCCTTATCGACTCCCCACTCTCTTGATCCGATTAATTCCGAGAGTGTCCTCATGCAGTTGCTTGCTTTTGTGTTGAACTCCAAGCTGTCTGGTGTGAAGCTCGTCGCTGTTATATCTCCACCGCTATATGTGATATTAGTATTTGGAACAATGTCATTATCTAAGATGCTTTTAACAACAACGCTAACCTCGTCGCTTGTATAATCTCGATCCACATAAATATCTGAAAGTTCAGATTGATACCCTAAACCAGACACAGAAATGCTTTCATCATGATTCCGAATGTTGTGATTCTTATTCTCAATACGCCCTTGATACCAAAGGTCATAGCTGTTTGTAGTTAGGTCTTTGACATATATTTTAATATTAAAGTTGATACCTAAGTCAACCTCTCTGCAAAACTTCTGCGCGACATTAAACTTAAATGCGCCACACCCCCCGATGCGAGTATATTCCCAAGACAATCCTGATATCTTGTGTTGTATTTCTGCAACAGGAACGAATGCTTTGTCTGAAACTAAAACTTTGTATATCATATTAGTGCCACCTGTTGAACCAATCAAGAGTGATTGTTCCGCTTGCCAACCCTGTTACTAAAATTTCAGTTGATTCTGGAAAAAGAACCATATCAAAATCACCTGTAAAGTTAGCGACATCTTCGACGCCATTGTTTTCGACTGTCAATAGATCGGTATCAACAACCAACGCTTCGCCTGTTGCAATCGTTCCCACATAAGAAAAGACCTGCCCTGTTGTGCAGTTCTCTAAAGTTAAGCTTGATATATTGGAACTATTATTAGTGATAGTAATAATTGGTGTTGCAGGCGCATTCCCTGCGTTCGTCGATACTGTGAAAGTTGTTGGTGAAGATGAAATCGTTTCTGAATGTCTGGTCTTTTGTGTTGCAATCTCAAAAGGTTCCGGCACATTAAATCTCAGCTTAATATCTCGATAAGTCAAAACCGACTTATGATTTAATAGTTCCTGCGTTACATTCACCTTAAACTTCCGATCTTCGAATAAATATAATTCTCTTTGTTCTAGTTCGTTGTTTGATTTAACGCGATTTGAATTAATCACCTTCTTAATTGTGTCTAGGTTCGTTCTGACTAATCCAATCGTTGCGCCAACAACGCTTCCACTCAACTGAATAGACATAGAATCCTTCTGCATGATTGGTTGTCTTGATCCTGCTCGTCGAGGAACTGCAAAAGACTGACCTTTGTACTTAGAAGATGGTGTGAACTTCTCAACATCCATGATGTCAGTCAAAACCACATACGTTGTATCGCCCTCGCACAGAATTGCGCCATCGAAATAAACCGCTGTGTCGCCTGTGTTGACTTCGAACGAAACTTGAAGCTGTGTTGCTGTTTTGCTTACGTTGTGTGTCACCTCTATAAACTCCCAACTAGAACCGCCTGTGTGATATGAAGAATTAGATGCTGATGATATTCCGTCATCAATAGACAATCTTCCTCTGCTTGCTACTGTGGCATAAACCCAACAGCCAAGAGTAACTTTCTTTCCTCTATAATATGGATCGACTGATGCGTTGTGTGAAATAGAACAATCCGCACCGCTTCGAGTTAGCTTCATACTGTAAGTGCTTTTCTTTATAATGCTTGATTCTCTTGCGACACTTGCGCCACTTCCCGCCAATATATGTGATGTTGGTGCTGATGATGTTCCATCAACCCAATCTTCGAAGTCTGACCAGAACAATAAATTCTCTGGACTAATCTTTATATCTAATGCCATGTTAGAAACTCCTTGATGTTTTTGTCACTCTTTCAATTTCAAAGCCAAGTTCTTCTGCGAACCCACTCACATCATCCCCAATCTGAGGGTTATTAACTATGATAGTTATTTCTCCGAACCCTAAACCACCCCCTGCTTTATCTAATGGGATTACAGCTTCGTCTTGTCCTGCTTCTCCGATCTTAACGATCCTACCCCCTGCTGTTGCGGGAACTATCCCACCTTGCGCTAATTCTTGCGGTTGTTCGCCGAATGTGATCGCCTTTGATGTGGCAAAGGCACCTGCCAACCCTGCCGCACCTGCCACCGCCGCACCACCCGCTGTTGCCACCGCAGCAAAGACAGCTGCAGGTCGCCAAGCTTCCTCTAATATTTTTGCTTGTCCGATAGCAAATGTTGTTGCGATTGATTGAAGTGCTTTACCAATAGTTGCGGCAATAATTTGTTGTGCCACATAATCTGCTATTACCCCAATAATCGTTTTACCAAAATCCTTAAATAGTTCGTTCGCAGTTTTTGTTCCTTGTATGAACCCAGACAATGAAGAAGAAAATCCTGCTTCAATTTCAGAAGCCATTGCTTTGTATTCGTCTTTTAATTTTTTCGCTCCGACAGAAGTGTCAGCAAAGAAATCTTGAGAACTAAACGCTATCTCATTCCATGCTTCTAGCTGTTCTCTTAAAGAAATTCCAACCTCTTGGACTTCTGTTTTTAAAAGACCCATCCCCTCTGCGACATCATATATTTTCTGAACATATTCATCTATTGCTGTCTGTTCATCTTCTCCAAAGGTTTCTGATAAAGCCCTATTCAACTGACCAGCAGGAGTAACTGCTTCAAAGAATACAGATACAAGACTTTTCCCACTCTCCTTTGCTTTCTCTAGCTGTGAAGTCATATCATTTAAAGTATCTGTAATAATCCCTATTGCACCTTTAAGAATGTCTGAGTCAATAGCACTCTCCCCAACTGCCGCCTTGAACTTAAACCAAGCATCCTTCATAAAAGAAACTTCACCCTCCCATGTTTCCGCTAAAGCCTTTGTTGCACCTGCAAAACGAGAAGAACCATCTTCCCATGCCGCTATTATCCTATCCATTGTTTCCTCACCAGAAACACTTACTCCTGCTTTAAAACCTAACGCGGCTGTAATTCCTCTATCTCTGAATAATTCAGCAGAAGCGATACCGCTAGAATATGCCCTTATCATGTTCGATGTAATAACATCTATTGAAGTTCCTGTGCTTGCCGCCAAATCAAGAATAATGGGCATTAGCTTTTCTACTTCTTTATTTCCACCTTTGACAACTGCCCTAAGAGTTACAGCAGATTCCATTATTTGATCGTACGTAAATGGAACTCTACCTGCTAAATCAGCCATGCTTTTAAATAGCTTATTCCCTTCTTCCAATGTTCCTGTCAATACAGTTAGTCGTGTTTCAAGCTGTTGAACTTTTGATGCCGCATCAATAAAGGCATAAGAAGCCCTTGCGATTGCTCTAACAGCAAAAACCACAGCCGTCGCTTTTATTGCGATCTCTGTAAAGTTTTTCTTTACTATCTGAGAACTTTTTGTTGTCTGATTTTCAAACTTTTTGATCTGCTTTGTCGCACGATCATCAGCTTTTATGAGAATGTCGATTCTATTTACTGCCATTTTTATCCTTTTGATGCTCTTTTATTTGGTAGTCTATAAATGTCATAATAGATAAATACTTATTTGCTTGGTGCAACCATCCCCCTGTGTTTGGCAAAAAACCTTTTTCGTAAAGTGTAAAAGATTTTAACCAGAAATACACAGAAGTATCAATTTGTGTTACAGGACACCTGTTGAATTTATAATCTCCAATAACCCATCTGTTTGGAATAGGACAATCCTTGTCGCTATACTCCTTGCAATCTCCATCGCATATATGGAATATAGCAACTATTAGTTTTTTTTGTCATCATCCGTTATATTGTTAATGTTGTTTATTTCTTCCATTAACTCATTGAATACGTTTGTTGGTAAAGACTTGATAATTTCTTCTTTATCCTTTTTCCCATCAAAGTTTTTTATCTCCAATATTGAAGATCCAAGCAACCCAAGAACAGGGTTTTCTTCTTTTGAATTTATCATATCAACGCCCGAAAGTGGCTTTAGTGTAAACTCTGTCTTTGGCTCTGATGTGTCGAACTTCGATGTAAATTTAATTCTTTGGTCAATATCAATTCCTTTTAACATATTGCTCCTTATCCGACGTATTCTAAAGCGATTTCGTCGTTCCCTGAGTTCTGCGCCATCTCCCCTGCAATCTTATCTCGTAAGATTCCATCATCATCTTCATATTCTGGTTCGAATGGGTTGAACTTAGGTATTGTTATTGTTAAGACACTCCCAACTGTTAGGCTTAATTCTCGTTGGTTTGTTAATACATCACCCCTAAAGTCATATGATGTTTCTACTTGTGTTTCTGGATTAAAAGATGCGATAGGCTTGCGATCTGTGATCTCAAATCCTGCTATTGCGTTTGCGTCTGATAAATCCATGCGCTTCGCAGTTGTGTTTGCAATATCCCAATCCATCATCTTTGCGACCAATGTTGTTTTTGAGTTATAAGATAATGTTCCGTTCTTACATATTGCAGTTGTTGAATCGAATGTTGGCGAAGGTAATGATGCGATTGCAGGCGAAGCTGATCTATAACCCATGAAATTAAATTCATACATCATAAAGTTGCCCGCTTCGCAGACAGCCTTAACCGAACCTCGACACCCTGTAACTTTATGAACTCGCCCACCTATGTATGCCCAAATCGTACATGATGCAATGTTAGTTGATGTAGGTTCATACGTAACTGATGTGCTTGACACAACCGTTTCACTAAACCCACAGGCTTTAAGCAATGCGCCATGTCTAGGTGCTGTTCCCGCTGTTCCAGAACCAAACATTTCAATCTTAAATGATATTTCAATAGATCGCTCACCCAAAACCGCAGGCAATCGACTTAGACTTCCCACATTAACTTGTCTTTCTAATGGTGGAGAACTCTCTACTATTGAAGTATCAATCGACTGAATAGAATTAGCACCTGCTGTTGGTGTTGGATCAGTTCTGTATGTTGATTCTTCTTTTGCTAATATTAATTGATTTCTTGTTAATTGTACCATTTCATTCTCCTTTTAGAATATAACTTCATCAATGATTGTTAAAGTTATAGTTACAAGATAATATTCGTCTAACTCCTCAATCGCCCACGAATCATAACGCTGATACTTTGCACCATTTGTTATGTTCTGCCAGTTCGTCGGGTTGTCTAAATCCTTAATAATGTCTGTGATCTTCCTGTTCAGCTTGTCCTTTTGGATGATGTCGCTGTGCGTTGACTTGCCATATGCGACTCTTACTTCCCATGTCTGGTTGTCGTCAAACTTACCAACAACACTCGAACCCTCTGACAGTTCTCCCGATATTGCTGTAACAATAAAAGTATTTTCGTATGCGTTAGGCGAAGCATCTTCGAAATCAAAACTCTCTTTCGATTCTCTTAATCCCAATGATCCTAATCTAACTTTCAACTGACCCTTGATTCCGTCGTAACTCATTTTTTACCTCTCAAAACAGGTTCTAATTCTGTTGATTCTTCTGGTAATAAAACGCATTGACAATACTGTCTGCATATCGTTCCCCCACTTCTAGGCAACCCAAAGGCACTTGCTTCCCACCCTTCCCATGTATCAACCTTGCCATGATTCCCAACACAATCAGGACAGCTATTAACTAATACTGCTGACCACCTATAATTGTCCTCAATGCCAACTTCGCTGAAAAACGCTGAATCTCTTGTTCTGTTTAAACTGCCACTCGCTGTTGATCTAATTGAATTTCTAAACTCCCCAAACAACCTGCCACCACTCTCCAAGTCATTTAAAAGTTGCGTCCGTATCGCTTCTTCTGATGCGCCTTGCGTGAATCTGATATTAATAAATTCTTCAATCGACACAGCGGATTTAGAAACCGACCCATTCAAAAGGATAGAAAGTGATTCTAACTCCCTTACTTCAAACTCATTTAACAGTTCTTCGCTTGCCATCTCTTATCGCCTTGTTGATATATCGGATCATAAACTTTAAAGATTTGTCCTCTGCTTCTTCAGATATTCCAAAGAACTCATATTTGTGATTTGTCGCCTTAACACCTTCTTTCTGCAATATAACCGCAAGTTCTTGGTTAGTGGGAACATCTTCGCTTGATTGCTTCTTTGATTTCCTTTTGGTCAATCTGTACTTCTTTTTGATCTTTGGATAAGGATTTCGCAATCCCGCAGGAAATAGCCTAACAGCGTTATCTCCAACCAAATTAATCCTAAAAGAACTTCGCAACTGTCCTGATGCTATCAAGGGAACTGCTGTTTTTAACCCTCTCAAACCTCTATTAACTACTGTTGATCTAGCG